TGCACTGGGTTCGGGACAATAAGATGTCCAATGAACTGCGGAAAGAAGCTGAACTAGGAGCGCAATACGCCCTTCAGTACGGGTGGACAGCATTTTATGTAGGTTGGGAGCAGCATATCAGCAAGCGCACGCAGGCAATCAGCATGCAGCAGGTCATGCAGATGGCGCAACAGAGCGGCAGCGAGCAACTCATGGAACTTCCACGCTTGATTGTGGAACAACCAGACGTTGCTGCGTCCATTATCCAAGCTGCGATTGGAAACGACCTCTCTGAAGCGAAGAAAATGGTGTCCGACCTTGCTGAAACAGGGGTTGGAACATACGAAGAAGAGTATGTGTCACGCAACTTGCCTCTCGTGCAAGCATTGAAGCCATGGGACGAGATCATTTTCCCGCCAGAAACGGCAGATTTACAGAGGAGCAGGGTCATTTTCCGCAGAACATGGATGTCCGAAGTGGAGTTGCGGGAGAAAATCACTACAGAAGGCTGGAATCCAGACTGGGTTGAGAGGGCGTTGCAACAGATTGGCAAGAGCAGCACGTTCTACAACATGAACTTGCTCCCGACGACGACAATGCTCGTCTACAACGGGGTCAACTATAACAACATGGTGGAGGTGGTGTATGCGTACCAGAAGAGTCTGGATGGCAATGCTCCCTGCATTTACTACACTGTTTTCTGCCCTCAGGCGGCTAGCAACAGGCGTGAAGACGACGCAAGCTGGGCAATCTACGAGAAGCTGGACTACGCGCATGGCGAGTATCCGTTTGTAGAGTTCCGCAGAGAGCAACTTCGCAGAGCGATTGCAGACTCTCGCGGCATTCCTGAGTTGGCAATGACCGATCAGGACGAGATTAAAGCGCAGCACGACTCGATTCGGGACTACACCGCATTTGCAACGCTGCCACCCATCAAGGTAGTCAAGCGCATTGGAGCCATCAATAAGGTTGGCCCTGGGGTGCAACTGCCCGTGACACAGAGAGACGACTACACCTGGATGGAGCCGCCAGCCAGAGAGCCTAGCACGGCATTCAACCTCATCAAAGCAGTCGAACAACGGCACTGCGCTTACTTTGGCGTCAACCACGAACTGGTCAATCCGGTCAAGACGCAGATGCTGCAACAGCTTCTTGTCAACAGTTGGCTGCTGTCTTGGAGGGGAGTGTTCAAGCAGATGTTTGCTCTGTGCTCACAGTTCATGGCTCCGCAAGAGATTGCAGCCATTACAGGAGGACAACAGATTCCACAGAACTTATCCTCCATACATAACGACTTTGAGCTGAACATACGGTTCGATGTCGCGGACATGAACCCTGAGAATATCGATAAGAAGATACAGTTCTTGCAGACGATCAGCCAGATGGACGCCGGAGGAGCCATCGACAAGAACGCTTTGACCCGCATGATGCTTATGGCGGTTGCGCCAGAAGTGGCAAACCAGCTTATCGTCAATCAAGCGCAAGCAAGCCAGCAGATGTACAAGGACGTGCAAAACGACATCGCCAACATGCTGCTTGGCAACGAAGCTCTCTATACAGAGAACGATCCAACAGCACAGACCAAGATGCAGTTTGTGCAGGACATCATGCAGAAGAACCCCAAAGCACAGGCGGCACTGCAACAGGACGAGAACTTCAAAGCCCTGTTTGATAACTATGTGAAGAACATGCAGATGAGCCTCATGCAACAGCAGAACGCTCAGATTGGCCGCTTAGGCGTGAACCAAGTAAATGGCTGACAACGAACTATACGCAAGAATTCGGCAGCTTGCCGAAAAGACAAGGGAAGCAATCCAGAACAACGGATCGCTATCGCAGCTTGCTAGGCTTGGCAGTGAACCAGGTTTTATCTCGCCAAGAGAGATTGCTGAAACATATTACGGCTCAGATACAGAACGTCAAATAGCAGCAGCACAGGAATACGCCAAGCAGTTGATGGAGGAAAAGAAAAACATAAACGACACTTGGCAAGCACTGCGGACTGTTCCATTTACAATAACACCAGACTACTACAATGCTTTATCTAATAAAGTTCCAGTAAACTTTGTGCCCAATGCGGTTCCGCAGTATTCTTACGAGCAAAAAGCAGTGTACATGCCCCATGCCATGGGGTACGTCAGTCAAGAAGCAGAAAATCTAGGAAATGAAAACACAGAAAAATACTTAAGGAAAAACAACTTGCTGGAGAGCGATATTGTTCCAGAGAACGTCTTAAAAAACCTTGAGCAAGAATACAAAGGTGCCATAGAGCACGAAGTCATGCACTCTGTGTTGCCGTCCGAAATGGACATACGTCCATTTAGCACAAGCGAAGCTGGATACATGGGAAGCCAAGGGCACTTGGCTCTTGGACTCTCGCAGATACAACGAGAGCACTATCGAATGACGGGAAGTAGGCTTGATTCAGAAGGATTCATCGATCTCGTAAAGACGCTGGCAACTTCAGAAAACCCAGAAGAGTTGATGCAGGGCTATTCAACAGAAGCCAAACGGGCATTGAGAGCGCAAATCAGCAATGCAAAGCCGATTGTTGAAAAAGAAGAGCAATTCAAGAAGGAGGTAGAAAAATACGACGCATTGCCTCGATGGAAGAAATTCCTGACACCAACACCAAAAAGTCCTTGGGAACTTGACCCAAATAAACCAAGCGAAAACAAGAACATCTATTTCCTGGAATCAAGCGCAAAGCTAATTCCAGCACTGGTAAGCACAAACGAAACAAACAGACAAACAGTATGACAGAAGAACAAGCTCTAGCATTCAGCTTCACAGGAGAGAACAAGCTCTGGGAGAACACGCTTGCAATTATCGACTCCTACATTGAGAAGGAAGTGTTCTTTGCAATCGACAAGCACACGGTTGGAGAAGGGCGCATCCATGCAGCAGGCAGGGCTGACGGGGTTAATGGCCTCAAGGAAACTTTGCTATGGTTTAGAGAAGAAGCCTTAAAGAAAAGAGGATTGACAGATAAAGACTTTGTTGCATAGTGCAACTAAACACGGCCTGAGCAGCGTGTAAACCAACTGCCCTGTCTAATGATAGCGGTTCTTGCACCGCACAAAAACAGCATGGACAATAATGAAACACAGCCTGCGTCGCAGTCGCAGGAGGCAGGAAACGCTGCGGAAAAGATCGGTATCCTCGATGAATATTCACTCAGTGAACTAGTCAAGGGGACGTTCCTATCCGATCAGGAACAAACAACGGCAGACAACACTGAACCCTCGGAGCCTCAAGAAGAGGAAGTCCAAGAAGAGGAGGAGGTGGAATCTGAAGAGCAACCGGAAGAAACTGGTGAAGAACCGGAAGAATCCGCGAGCGATGAGCCAAAGGGCGTGCAGAAGCGAATCAACAAGTTGGTCGCTGCAAAGAAGCAAGCCCTTGCAGAAGTCGAAGCCTATAAGGAGAAACTTGCGGAGCTTGAATCCAAGCTCAACGAGGCTCCAGCACAGACAGCGCAGCAGCAGGACGTGTCCGAAGCGGTCGCCAAGCTCAAGACAGTTGAGCAGGTGGATGCAGAATGGAAACGAGCCACTGAGGTGCTGATGTGGTGCGAGGAGAATCCTGATGGCGGGACTTTGATTGGCCCAGACGGCAACGAGATTGATGTGGATGACCGCCAGGTTAGGAGCATGAAGAAACTTGCGATTCGTCGCAGGGAAATCGAGCTTCCGACCCGTAGGCATTACCTGCAAGTTGAGCGAGAAGCTGAGACTCAGACGGTGAAGGAGTTCCCATGGTGGAAAGATCCCTCTACGAAAGAGTACCAGACCGCCCAGCAGGTGTTGCGCGACTTCCCAGAAATCAAGTCCAAGAGGGCTGACTACAAGCACATCGCTGGCATTGTTGTCCTTGGTTTGCAGGCATACCAAAATATGCAGCAGAACAAAGCAGCAACGCCGAAGGTCATCAAGAAAGCTCCATCCTCGCCAGCAGTCAAGGCAGCTCCGGTTGTCAAAGATTCGGGCAGGAAAGCGTTTGAGGCTTTTGCACGGAACAACGGGGATAGCAGAGTATTCTCCGACTTGCTCAAATCCAAAGGTTTCGCAGACATCTAATCACACACAAAATTATGCCACTATTAACTGAACCAAACCTCTCCGGTCGCGGTAAACGCGAAGACTTGATGGACATGATTGCGCTCGTTGATGCGAAGGACACGCCCTTCACATCGATGGCCCGCAAAGGCTCCAAGCCAGGGAATATGTATTTCCGCTGGCAAGCAGACCAGAACCCTGGTCCAACCATTGGCGGCGTTGTTGACGGCACGGACGTGACGAGCGGAAGCTATAACAACTTCGTTACGGGATACCGCAAAGAACTTGCGAACTACGCACAGATCTTCCGGCAAACCGTTCGTGTGTCTAAGCTCACGCAGGACATTGCAGACGTTGCTGGCATCCGCGACGAGTTGAGCGACAATATTGCGAAAGCAATCATCGCCATCAAGCGTTCGATGGAAGCTACGTTCACGTCCAACCAGCTTGGTCAGTCCGACAACGGCACGACCAATGCATACCTCACCGCAGGCATGCTGTCATGGATTGGCGGAGACAATATCGGCACTGGACTAAACATCGGATCAGGAACGACTGCTCCATCGTTTGTAACGCCAGCCGCTTCGATTGTAACTGGAGCAAATGCTTCAGCATTGACCGACACGGTTGTGCAGGGCGTGCTCAAGTCCATCTACGACCAGACGGGCAAGTACAAGTCCTTCGACGCAATCGTTGGGACGGACCTCAAGCGTGCATTCACAAGCCTACTCGGAACCACCGCTCTCACGACCACTGCATACAATGGTGTTCCAAGTGGCGGCGGAACCGCAACTAATCTTGTTGCTGGCGCAACGAAGGTGCAAACCTTCCAGCGTGATGCTGCTGCGGATACGTTCATCCAATCGGTGGATGTGTTCCAGGGTGACTTCGGCACGGTGCGTTTGCACCCAACGACGTTCCTCGGAACGGTTTCTGGGTCCACCTACACTGGAAAATCCGCATATGGATTAGTGCTCGACATGGATCTCGTCGAGATTCGCTACGGCGGAAACGTCGCTCAGGTGACGGCACTGCCAGACAATGGCGGCGGCCCTGCTCGCCTCATTGAAGCGGTTGCTGGACTTGTTGTTGGAAACCCATTGGGCTTCGGCAAGTTCGAGTACACTGCGGCTTAATAGCCACTTCCGCGACACCTGCGCCGACGCGACTACGGTTGCGTTTCTAAAAGTGGTGTGACGCTCTGGAGAGACAGAGAACACTAACACGCGACACCTGCCATCCTGATTTCGGGATGCGTGGACTGGAGAATCCGGTCGAAAGAGTGGTGTGACACCTCGGAGAGACGGGGACTACATTTTCATATGATATACATCCCAGAAGAGTTCCATGACAGAGCCAAGTCCATGATGGACGAAAAGTGGCAGCAGTCACGAATCGACGCGAAGAAGGCAGCTAATGAAGTTGCAAAGCTCAACAAGCAAGACCACAAAAGTGTCGATGGTCTGGGGGAACTCACTGCCCGCATACCTGGAGTGGCATATCACTTCTGGGGACAGAAACTTGGATACGATTGTTGGAAAGATCAGGAGTTCCTAAGAGAGTTTCTGCGTGACAATCCAGAATGCAAAGTGAATAGTAAAGGCACGAAATTGCAGGTAGGCTACGGAAGCTGATGAAAACTGTTCCATATAGCGATATTCTAAATGCCACCTTGCAGCTTGCAGGGATTGACAGGACGAGCCTGAGCAAGAAAACCTTCAACACCTTTAGGGATTTCTTCTCCAAGCGTATCGCTGAAATCTGGAACAAAGAGCGGTGGCCTGACTTCGTGCAATATGTCACCAGATATCCTGGGATGCAGTTGTATCGCATCGATTACACACCTATCGGCGGCTATCTGAGCTTGTATTTTTGCAAAGATAAATCCTCAGAGTATTACGAGGAAACCAATTTCGACACATATCCGTATAGCAATGGCGGAACAATCACCATTCAGCTTCCGCAAGGAGTGTTGTCAATGGCTCCAACATCATCCGCTATATCCGCAACAGCAACCATCTCGTTCGTTGGAGATTTCACCGATCCCACTGGCGTTGAAACAACTTTCGTGCAGTGTACTGCGCCAAGCCTTAATGGAACATCTGCTGGATTCGAAACGGTTTACGTCACATATCCAAGATTCCAAGCGTATCCGTTCAACAACTACATCGGCTCCTGCGTGTTAACAAAGAACGGCGAAGACGGAGCGGAGGTGACCCCAATCTACAGGACGAAGCTGCCAGCAAACGCAGACACCGTGCAAGGCGTCTACAACCGTGACCCTAGGACAACCACCAAGACACAAGAGGTTGCATGGATTCAAGAGGACAGCGGCATCTCCTCTGGATACGTCGAGGCTTCAGAGCAGAAATACATCATCACACGCACAGCAGACCAGATCTGCATCGAGTACAGCATCGAGAACCCAGTGGTGTGGGGAGATGTATACAGCAACACGACATCGTACTTGGCTGGAGCGCAGTTCTTTTACTACCGCTACCATCCCCCAGAAGACAACCATCTGAATCCAGCGAACGACCGGAAGATGAAGGGGGACTTTTATTCTCCAGTTTCCCTATTAAATGCAGGTCAAAGCCCATTTACGCTCCCAGGCAGCTACAAAATCATTCCAATCCCAGACCTATTCAAGGACTTCCTCATCAATGCCATGCACGCAGACTGGCTGAAATCTGAAGGGCAGTTTGAATTGGCCATGGCAGCGGAGCAGCTTGCAGAGAAGGGAACGCAAGACGCAATCGACAAGGTTCTTCGCCAAGAAGGACAAGTGCAGAGGATGAACATGCAATACACTTACTGACATGGCCGACACAAAAATATCAGTACTGCCAGCAGCAACAACTCTTGGGAATACGGACATCTTTGTCCTAAACCAAAGCTCAACGACGAAAACAATTGCAGCTTCAATCGTAAGCCAGAAAATCCAAGCCGACTATACAGCAGCTACAACGCTGACAGGAAGCGTGGCGACGGCATCATACACGGTCGCGGCAAACGCACAAACGCCAGTCACAGTCACAGTAACAGGAGCTGCTTTGGGAGACTTTGCTTTAGGATCCAGTTCAGTAAGCACAACAACACTTCAGGTCACAGCAAGCGTAACGGGAGCAGACACAGTGACTGTTATCCTGAAGAACACAACCGCATCCGCCATCACGCTTACATCCGCAGTTATCAAGGCCAAGGTCTGGAAACAATAACAACATGGCCAAGGTGCTTACAAAATTCATACGCAAGCGCAATGCTAATACAGCATTGACGCAGAACAAGCTGTCCGCTAGAGTGCAAGTAACGTCCAACTCACAGACGTTCATGTTCAAAAAGACAGCAACATCCGCCCCGCCTCCAAGCGCATTTACATATTTGCAGCCAGACGGGAATGATTACTTTCAGCCTGACGGCTCATCACGCTACCTGCAACCGTAAAGAATATGCCAGATTACACAGTAAAACCAGACATCGACACTCTTCTGAGATCTGACAACAATGCAGCCGCAAGGACCAATCTTGGAGTACAAGCCGCGCTCACATCAACATCGCCTTTAGGGTTGAGCCAGGGTGGAACTGGAGCCATCAATGCAAGCGCGGCTTTGGCGGCACTCAGCGGTGTCCCAACAACTCGCACATTGTCGGTTGGAACTGGATTGACAGGCGGAGGAGACCTATCTGCAAACCGCACGATTTCCATTAGCAGCATCTCCACCTCGCAGATTGCCGGACTTGGCGGAGCAGCAGTGTTGAGCGTTGGAACAACAGCAGGAACTGTAGCGGCAGGCGATGATTCAAGGATGGTAAATGCGGCACTTAAAAGCCTAAACAACACATTCACAGCGTCACAGACAATTGCAGCAAGCGCATCTGCTGCCATTTTAACAGCCCAGCAAACCGGAGGAGGAACAGGGGCTTCTCTCGCGGCCATTCAAACCTCAACGGGAGCGGGAGCCGGCTTGACGGTAGACATCCAAAACACCTCATCGACAGCACCAGCAGTTCGCATTACCAATCAAGGGGCAGGAAACTCGTTGCTTGTGGAGGACATTGCAAACCCAGATTCAACTCCGTTTGCAATCGATACAGATGGAAACGTGATTGCTGGTTCGACAGCAGTAAATACATCACTGACTCCACTTAGCGGGACGTCGAAGGTTCAAATTCTAGGCGGCGCAGCACCAATTGCATTCATCCGAGAAACCACAAATTCAACACCGATAAATGTCGAGTTTGCAAAAAAGAAAACAACAACCGGAGTGTTGTTGGCAAACGAATCAATCGGGAAATTGAGATTCACAGGGAACGACGGCACGGCTCAAGTTGAATCGGCTTACATTGAGGCATCGATTGACTCAACGGCACCTGCTGCTAACAGTATGCCTGGGAAAATCGTGCTTGCAACAACTCCCGCTGGATCAGCAACGCCAGTGGAACGACTCCGAATCGCATCAGACGGGACAAGCACGTTCTCTGGCCCAACAGTAATTGAGGCAACATCAGCAAGCCCAGCCCTGCGTATCACACAAAACGATCCCGCAGCAGGAAACGTGTTGGTTGTTGAGGACAAGAACACCGACAATACTCCTTTTGTTATCAATGCAGACGGAACTATCATTTGCGGAAACGCAACTTCCGTATTGGTAAACAATGCGACAACAAAACTTCAGTCACTAACAAGCGGAAGTTATCCATTTGATGCAGCGGCGTGGTCTGCAACAGGAGCTACAGCAAGCATAAATTTCGCAAAGTCAAGAAGCGGAATCATTGGAACACCTGGAGTCGTTTCAGTAGGCGACAATGTTGCTATCGAGATGAGACTTGATAAGGGGGATGGGTTTGCAAGCGGAGCGAAAATCGTAGCAACTGCTGAAAGCGCACCGACAACAACCAGTCTTCCAACCAAACTTGGTTTTTCCACATGCCCATCAGGGTCAACGACCGCATTGGAGAGAATGACCATTTCTCCAGCAGGAAAGGTCGGGATAGGGACGGCTCCAGACTCCACCGCTGCGCTGAAGGTGGACACCAACGGCATCATGTTCGGGGATGGCACGACCCAGACAACGGCAGCTACCGGCGGTGGGACGGCTACAGACGTGCAGGTGTTTACTTCCAGTGGGACGTGGACGAAGCCTGCTGGGGCTGTATCGGTTAACATTCAACTATTCGGCGCAGGCGGAGGAGGTTCGAGTGGGCAGAAAAATAACAACACAACAATCGCCCGCGTTGCAGGTGGTGGAGGTTGTGGAGGTTCCTACTTAAATGCAAGCATCAGGGCCTTAGATTTAGGGGCAACTGAATCTGTTTCTATTGGCCTTGGCGGCTCAGGCGGGGCTGGACAAACAACAAACGGTGGAAGTCAAATTGCAGGCACAGCTGGAGGCAATACAACCTTTGGGTCGCTTATTGCTTTGGGAGGA